ACGGCAGGATGCAGCGCGAGGTGCTGCACGTGGACGCTCTATGAGTCCATCCGGGATCATATCTACGATGCGAACCATCAAGGGAAGGCGGCGCTGGAAATGAACCGGAGGGCAAACAAGCAGATGAACGATGCGATCAAGGGGCAAAGGAGGCCGAGGCTTTATGCGGCAAAATAGCGTGGACTATTCCGGCGACGGCGGGCAGCGCAGGACGCGGATCGTGGAGCAGGACGGATACACGGGAAGGAACTACTTTTCTGTGGTGTACGGGGCGCAGACCGTGACTGTGCACGCGGCGGACACGCTCGCGGCCTTGTTCGTGGCTGCGAAGCATTGGGGGTACAAGTTCTCGCACCCGGAGTACCACCAGAACGCGAAGGCATACAAGCTGCACAGCAAGCCGGATTTTTTCGGATGAAAAAAGCCCTCGACCGGAAGGAGCCGGACGAGGGCGCGGCCATAAGGCGGCCGCCAAAAGCTTTACAAGGAGAGTATATCATGGGAAATCGATATTTGCAAGAGGCAACGGAGATCGTGCGCAAGCAGCAGGGCAAGCGCGGGCCGGTATGGATGTGCGGCGAGCAGCTGCTGGAGATGATCGCGCAGGACGAGGACGCGACGAAGCTCGTGCTGGACGATCTGACACACGGCGGGATGAGCCTTGAGAAGTGCGAGAAGAAGATCCGCGAGTTTGCACGCGGGCACGGCGGATGCTGCACGGGTATGGAGGGTGAAATGATCATCCGGGAATACTTCGGGCTGCCGGAGACGCGGAAGGCTCCGAATCAGGAGCAGACGGAAAAGCCGGCGGACGACGTGATCGATCTGGAGGCGTTTTTCTGATGGCGGAGCAAATGTGTTACGAGGAGCTGCTGCCAAGGCAGCCGTCAGAGGGCGCGCTGGAATGGTGCATCCGTGAAAAATTCAAGGAGGAATACGCGATCTACCGCGACGCATGGTGGCGAGATCCGCTGACGGGCATCAAGGAAAACGGCGTGTCCGTCACCTGCTCGGCCTGCGGCGGGAGCTGGTTTGCGAAGAAGGTACACGATGCGGATCAATGTGCACCATGGAAGGCGCCGTTCGGATTTTTGGACGGAAACACGGTGGCCGCGACCGGAGACAGCATTCCATGCCCGCTGTGCGGAGCGCGGGTGACGGTAAGGCACATCGGGGCAATTTCGAAATACGGGATCGACGACAATGTATATTTCTGCGAGCCGTGGCAGCTGGGAGAAAAATTCGTGCTGCTGGGCTGGAGGGCAGAGCGAAACACCGGGAAGGACGCACGGAAGGTGTACCGAATGTGGCCGTATGAGGCGTATGTGTTTGAGAAACGGAAGGCCGTACGGCTGACAGGGTATCAAAAATATATGAGTACGATCAGTTTTTTTGGCCGGTGGCGGCAGCTGAAGCGCTGCGATGACCGGTGGAGGAAAACGGAACGGAAGGATTGGTTTCGCCGGCCTGAGAAGCTTGACGGAACGACGATCGAACATTCGGGGCTGGATCTGTATTTGAAGGCAGCCGGAGATGATGGGAGGCCGGTAGCGTATCTGCGGCTCTGGCAGAAGCACCGGAACATCGAGAACCTGGTCGTGCAGGGATGCGGCAAGATGATCGCGGAGGCGATCAGCAGGGAGTGCGACGGATACGGAGCAAACGGAACTGCGCGGCTGGAATGGATCAAGTGGCAGGAAAAACGGCCGGCAAAGATGCTGGGGCTCAACAAGCAGGAGTTTTCTGTGTGCGTGCAAGAGCGGTGGACGCAGGATGATCTCGCACGGTACAAGATGGTCCGGGCCTACGAGCCGGTAAAGCTGACGGAGGACTGGAGGCTGATTAAAAAGCAGACGATCTACAGTCTGGAAAAGCTATGCCGGGAGACGGGGCTTTTTCCGTCTGTGGTGGGCGGACACATCGAGAAAGCGTGGCGCGGGAATCTGAGCATCATGCGGTGCCTGCGGTATCTGGAGCGGCAGAAATCGGATGTTGTGACGATGATGGACTACTGGCGGATGGCAAAAAGAGCCGGGCTTGACATCTGGGACGAGCATGTGAAGCTGCCGAAGAATCTGAAGCGCGAGCACGACCGCCTCATGGAGGCGGAGCGCATCGCGAAGAACGAGGAAAAAAAGCGGAAGAAGCTCGCGGAGATCGAACAGCGAAGACCGGCATTTGAAAAGACGGTCGCTCCGCTGGAGGCGTGGGCATGGGAGGACGCGGGGATCTGCATCCGGCCGGTGCACACGGAGGAGGAGCTGATGGACGAGGGCGCGGCGCTGCATCACTGCGTCGGCGGATACGGCGAGACCGTGGCCAGCGGGAGAAGCTGCATTTTCTTCATCCGGCGCGCGGATGCGCCGGAAAAGCCGTGGTACACGCTCCAGGTGGAGCTTAAAACGCTCAAGGAGATACAAAACCACGGGCTGCGCAACTGCGGGCCGACGATGGAAGTACAGAAATTTGTAAACAGGTGGCTTGCGCACGTTCGGGCGCTGAAAACGGCCAGCAAGAAACGAAAGGAGACAGCGGCATGAGCGATTTGGCAGTGACGCCGGAACGGCTCGGCGTGGAAATCCGGGAGCTGACACGGCAGGCAAAGGCAATGACGGTGTACTACGCCGTAGAGATCGGGAGGCGGCTGACCGCCGCAAAGAGCATGGTCCCGCATGGCGGCTGGGCAGACTGGATCCACGAGAACACGGAGTTCTCGCAGACGACGGCAACCAGAATGATGCGCATTTTTGACGAGTACGGCGCGGCTCAGATCGGCATTTTCGGGGCTGAACCAAATTCGTCAACGTTGCAAAATTTGAGCATTTCCAATGCTTTGCGGCTTCTTGCGGTGCCGGAGGATGAGCGGGAGACGTTCGCCGAGGCGATCGACGCGGAGAATCTTTCCGCGCGAGAGCTTGATAAGGCGATCCGCGAAAGGGACGCGGCGGTCGCAGACCGGGACAACGCAAGGCGTGAGGCAAACGTGTATTCGCTTCGCACAAAAAAAGCAGAGGACGAGCTTCAGGAAGCAATGGAGCGGGCTCAGACGCTGGAGGACGATCTGAAGGCGGCGCGAAACGACCGGCGCCAGATCGCGGACGAGCTTGAGGCGCTCCGGAAGCGGCCAGTCGAGGTGGCCGTGCAGCGCGACGAGAAAGCCATCCGCGAGGCTGCGGCCAAGGCAAAGGCCGAAGCGGACGCAAGCTGGGAAAAGAAAAAGAGGGAGTTAGACAAGCAGGCGGAGACAACACAGCAGGAGCTTGTACGCACGCGGAAGGAAGCAGAGCTTCTGAAGGAGCAGCTTGCAGAGGCGAAGAAGAAAATGGAGGCAGCGACCGGGACGGGCGAGAAGCGGCAGATTTTGGACGAGATCGAGGCACTGAAACGGAAGCTCGCGATGGCAGATACGGCGGTAACGGCGGCACGGCTGTACTTCGAACAGTGGCAGAAGGTGTTCCACGAGCTGGCACAGGCAGTGGCGAGTATCGAGGACGAGGAAAAGGCCGAGAAGCTCCGCGCCGCGATCAAGGCACAGCTCAGCGCGTGGGGGAAAAAGATGGGGCTGACGGATGGCCGTATGCCAACGCCGGAAAGCCCAGAACCACTCAGGTGGCGCACAGACCGCGATTTCCCGGATGGGCCGGTACTGCTCCTTATCTCCGAAAATGGCTCCATACTATATGAGACCGATGACGTGCAGGGTGGAAAGCTCGGTTGGTTTGAGGAGCCGGATGATGGGGAAATCCTGCGCTGGATTCCGTTGCCGGAAGCGGCGGAGGAAGGAGAAAAGGCATGAAAGCTGTTTTAATCAGCATCCGGCCGAAGTGGTGCGAGAAGATCATAAGCGGAGAGAAAACGATTGAGGTGCGCAAGACGCGCCCGAAGATGTATAGGCCGTTTAAGTGCTACATCTACTGCACAAAGGACAAGCACCTTGCCTTTATGCAGAATGCGTCAGGCACGAACCTGATCGCCTGCATGAACGCGGAAACGGCAATTCCGGTCGGAGGCTTCTTGGGGAATGGCAAGGTTATCGGGGAATTTTTGTGCGATGAGATCATCAACATTAACGGCGCGGAAAGGATCCCGTCGGATGCTGCGCGGCCAACCTGCCTAGAGCCTGCGGAGCTGCACCAGTATCTCGGAGCTGCCACCGGCTTCGGCTGGCACATATCCAACCTCAAGATTTACGACACCCCGCGCGAATTGGACGCCTTCAGACGGGCATGCAAAAATGACTGGTGGTGTGAGAGCTGCGCTATGTTCAGTGAGTATAACGGGACCTGCGGCAATGGTAGTTTGCAGATTCGACGCCCGCCGCAGAGCTGGTGCTATGTGGAGGGAGACACGTGAGCTACAATATTTCGTTCAAGGTCAAAGTCGAAGGAGTTGATGCCTACGTCCCAGTTGGTACGTGCGGCGAAAATATAACGTGGAACGTCCGGAAAATTATAGAGAAGTCGACGGGGCTGGAATGGAAGAACTGCCAGAACAACGGGCTTTGCGTGGACGTAATTCCGAAAATCGAGGTTGGCTTGAGAAAGTTGGAGCAGAGCCCCGACAAATTCGAAGAATACGAAGCATCGAACGGATGGGGAACGGTAAAAGGGACAGCACAATTTTTCCGGAACATTCTCAACGATTGGAATGATTTCCAGCAATGGTATGAAGAGCTTGTTCCGGTTGCGACGTTTTGGATTGAATAGGAGGGGCTATGGAAAGACTGACGTTTGATGGAAACTTCTGCGACATCGCGCAGTGCAGCTTGGACGATCTGCTCCGCGCGGCTTATGTGGAGGTACGGGGCAATGAGTGATAAATACATCCTACGTTCCGGCGCAATCGATGCGATCAAGCGGAACAGAGGGACTTTGTATACGAAAGAAGCGGAGTTCTTATTTCGGAAAGTATGCTCTATTCTCGAAAATGCTCCAGCGGCAGACGTTGCGCCGGTGGTGCGGTGTAAGGACTGCAAACACGCCGAACGGTATGAGCGGATAGACGGAACGGCAGGCTATTACTGCGGACACCCGCGAAACACCTTCACCTATGGTGAGCGCTGGGATCGTGTCTTCAAACCGGTAAAAGAGGCGAACGATCTTTGCAGTTACGGGGAGACAGAATGAGCGGGCTGCGGTTTGAGAGCATGGCGGACATGCCGCCGAGGATGCGGGAGCTGTATGCCAGGCAGCAGATCGACCTCTCAGGCGCTGCGGCGCCAGCTCCCCTTGCGAAGGGGAGCCAAGGGAAACCGAAATACGGAAGCCAGAAGGCAGAGCGCGGTACAATCCGCTTTGACAGCCAGAAGGAGGCGCGCCGGTATGACGAGCTGATGGTGATGCTGCGCGGCGGCATCATCACGGATCTGCGGCTGCAGCCACAGTTTACGCTTCAGGAGAGCTATCTCACGGAGGGCGGAGAGCGCATCCGCGCGATCCGCTACACGGCGGACTTTTCTTACCGCTTCGGCGGGAAGCTGGTGGTGGAGGATGTCAAAAGCGGGCCGACGCGGACGAAGGAGTATCTGCGCAACCGGAAGATGATGCGATCCAAGTACGGGATCGATATACAGGAGGTGTGAGGCTTAGTGGGAACAAAGGATCCGTGCACGCTGCCGAAGGACATGCGCTGCTGTGCAGGTGGAATCGGATGCGCTTACGTGTGCCACGGATGCGGGTGGATGGCAGCAGAGCAGGAGCGGCGGCACGCGCTTCCGCTGGTGGAGGACGAGGACGGCCTGCGGCGCAGGCACGTTGGAAATGGAAATCAGCCGGAAGGAAAAGAAAATTGATGGACTTATGGCCTGCCGCGTTGCCATGAGACGGCAGGAAAGGAAACCGGCTTTGCATCCTGCGCACGGTCGTCTGCAAAAGGCCGTGCGCAGGACATCATAACAGTAAAGGAGCGGGAAAAATGACATTCCAGCGAAAAACCGCTGAGCGATTTTTGACGCCGACGGCGGTGAAAATCCGAATCACAAGCCCGGTGGAGCTGCTGCCGGAGCTGTGCCCGACGGTCGGGGCCGTATATGACGCAGAGCGGTGGCCGTCGTACACGTCGCCGGTCGGCGGCTATGTGATCGTAGTCGGCGGGAAGCGGATCAACATACGCAGAAACGAATGTATTGAGGTGTAGCGCTGCGCGCTGAACGCATGGCAGGAGGTATCCTGCCATGCTTTGAGCGACACAGAGAAACGTGGAGGGCTTGAGATGGCAAGACGGCATAAACGCAGGATCTTTTCCGGGCACGTGTGCGAGCAGATCGTTTACAGCGTGGCGGCGGGCGCGGAGCTGAAGACCAGCCGGCCGAAGAAGCCGCGCTTTGCGAACAAGGCAGAGCGCGCGGAATTCAATCGCAAGAACTCGGAGCGGAAGTTTGCGGCGCTCGTGAACGCAAACTTCGGGCCGACAAGCCTGTACTCCACGCTGACGCTGGCGGATGAATATGAGGTACATACTGCGCAGGAGATGCGCAAAATCCGTGACAACTACTACAGGCGGCTCAGCTACAGTTTTCCGGAGGCAAAGATCGTGATGGTCTACGGGCGCGGAAAATCGACGAGCCGATTCCACTTGCACATGATCACGGACGGCATTCCGGCCTCCGAGCTCGCGCGGCTCTGGGGCCTTGGCAGCGTGGCAGAGTCCAAGGCGCTGCGGAAGCACAACTATTATCTGGATAAAAACGGAAACAAGGTGGACCACGGGCAGGACTACACGGCGCTGGCGAACTACCTGCACGGGCACTGGCGAGAGGAGTTTGGCGGACACCGCTGGAAGGCAAGCCGCAACTGCGTGAAGCCGGAGGCAGAGCCGGCGACGGAGGCTGTCCGGGACTACAGCACGGAGCGGCCGCCGGTCGCGCCGCGCGGCTATGTGCTGGTGGAGGCGCTTGCGACACAGTACGGCTTTCTATATTTTAAATATGTATTGGATCCCAAAAAAGAGAAAACAGAGCGGAGTGGGGGCCGCTTACATTACGCCTTGTAAATGTGTAGCGTTTTAGGACGAAGGGAGAGGGAGGCGAAAGAGGCACTTGCAAAGTGGGAAAAAACGTGGTAATCTGGTGGTGGAAGGTGATCGCGTGGTCTGCCCGGTATGCGGCAGACGCACGGCGATCAGGCTGCTGGAGTCGACGAGGCTTCGGGACTTCCCGCTGTTCTGCAAGAATTGCAGGCAGGTAACGATCGTGAATACTGAGCCAGAGCCTAAGAGCCAGAGCCGATGATCTGTCCGCTGTTGCGGAGGTCGTCGGCTGCTTGTGCATCCGAGGAAAAACTGGATATGCCAAAAGCCGGATCTCCGCGAAAGCGGGGGTCCGGCTTTTTTGTTGTTTGATCCAGAGGCTGTGCCGGGCGCGAGCCCGAACGGCATAGGCCATGTTTTTACCTCCTACTGGGCGCGGAGACTGGGGACCTCCGCGTCTGGCAGAGCCTCTGGAAGAAAGGGGGGCGAGGTGCCTGAACGAGAAGACTTACAAGAGCGAGCGGGAGCTTCGCTCGGCGGTAGACCGCTATTTTGCGGCGATCTGCTACAGGGAACCGGTGACAAGGATGGTGCCGGTGCTGGAGGATCGGGAGTTCATCAAAAACGGGGAACGGATCGTGATGCAGTGTCCGGCGCTCGACAAATACGGGCACCAGCAGATGGCCGTGGAGACGGTGATGCGCGGCAAAAAGCCGCTGATGCGCGAGGTATGGACGCGGCCGCCGTGCCTGCCGGAGATGCTGGCGGCGCTGGGCGTGGACGAAAAGAGATGGGCGCAGATGTGCGCATCGGAGGAGTTTGGCAAAGCGTGCGCGCGCGCAGGGGCGCGAATCGAGATCTACAACATTCAGCGGCTGGACAGCTCGAACGCGAACGGCGCGAAGTTCCACCTGGAGCGTCGCTTTGGGTGGGACGAGGCGAAGGACGGCGGAACGGATGTTGCGTTTGAGCTGCCGGAGGGCGTGGCCGGATGGGAAAAGTAACGATCGATCTCACGCGCATCTCCGACAAGCAGCGCCGGTTTATGGAGGCGCAGGCGCGGTATGTGGCATACGGCGGCGCGCGCGGCGGCGGAAAGAGCTGGGCCGTGAGGACGAAGGGAAAGCTGCTGGCGCTGAGCTGGCCGGGGATCAAGATCCTGATCGTCCGGCGGACATACCCCGAGCTGCTGAACAACCACATTGAGCAGCTATGCGCGGAGCTGGCAGGGCTGGCGAAGTATTCGCAGGTGCGGAAAACACTCACATTCCGGAACGGCTCGACGATCCGCTTCGGCTACTGCGCAACGGACAGGGACATTCTGCAATATCAGGGCGCGGAGTACGACGTGGTATTCATTGACGAGGCCGCGCAGCTCAAGAAAGAATGGCTCGACGCCATTGACACAACGGTGCGCGGCACGAACGGATTTCCGAAGCGCACCTACTACACGCTCAATCCGGGAGGTCAGAGCCACGGATACTTCAAGCGGCTATTCATCGATCGTCTGTTCGAGACGGACGAGAAGCCGGAGAACTACACGTTCATTCAGGCGCTTGTCACCGACAACAAGGCGCTCATGGAGGCGCAGCCGGAGTATTTGCAGACGCTGCAAAAGCTGCCGGGAAAGCTGCGGCAGGCATGGCTTGAGGGCCGGTGGGACATCTACGAGGGGCAGTTCTTCGAGGATTTTATAAACAACCCGGAGGGCTATCGGACGCGGCAGAACACGCACGTGATCGAGCCGTTCACGCCGGATCCGGGCTGGACGATCTGCCGGAGCTACGACTTCGGCTACGGAAAACCGTTCTCCTGCGCGTGGTGGGCGGTGGATTACGACGGCGTGATCTATCGCATACTGGAGCTTTACGGCTGCACGGATGAGCCGAACACGGGAATCAAGTGGTCGCCGGACGAGCAGTTTGCACGGATCGCACAGATGGAGCGCGAGCACCCGTGGCTCGCTGGAAAGCAGATCCGCGGCGTCGCGGACCCTTCGATCTGGGACGCCTCGCGCGGTGAGAGCGTGGCGCAGACGGCGGCGAGATACCGCGTTTATTTCACGCCCGGCGACAACAAGCGCATACCGGGCTGGATGCAGTGCCACTACCGGCTCCAGTTCGATGAGAACGGATACCCGCGCATGTATGTATTCAGCACCTGCAAGGCGTTCATCCGGACGATCCCGCTGCTGGTGTACGATGCGCACAAGCCGGAGGACCTGGACACGAGCATGGAAGATCATTGCGCGGATGAGTGGCGGTATTTCTGCATGTCAAGGCCGATCAAGCCGATGATCGCGGCGCCGGCCAAGCCGCAGTGGATCGATCCGCTGAACATGATGGGAGGATGAGATATGCGATACCCGGAGCTTACCGCGCCGGCGCAGAGCGAGCTGGTGACGGACACCTTCGCGGGCTACAACCACAACCTGCGCATCGGGGATGGGGAGTTTTACGAGATGGAGAATCTCACATCCAGCTACTATCCCCTGCTGTCGCAGCGCGAGCGGCGGGCGACCGTGATGAGCCTTGCAGGCGTGCAGGGGCTGCTTGCAAAGGATGCGCTGGCGTGGGTCAAGGACGGAATCCTGTACTACAACGGCCTATCCATGGAGCCAGCCATGTACGGTGTAACGCTGACGGCGGGAGAAAAGCAGATGGTTTCGATGGGCGCGTATATCTGCGTGTTCCCGGACGGGTGGTATTTCAACACTGAGGACGACACGGACAACGGCTTTATGGGCCGCGAGAACGCGGTGAACTGCCAGCAGACGGCGCTGACGGTCAAGGTGTGCACGGTGGACGGACAGATCATCACGATCTCGCACCGGCAGCAGGCAATGCCGGAGAATCCGGCGAACGATGCGTACTGGCTCGACACGGGCAAGCACGAGCTCAAGCAGTGGAGTGCGGTGCAGAGCCAGTGGGTGAGCATCCCGACGGTGTACGTAAAGCTGGAGGCAAACGGCATCGGAGCGGGTTTCAAAAAGGGCGACGGCGTGCAGGTGAGCGGGCTCCAAGGGACGGAGCAGGTGAAGAAGCTGAACGGCTCGCACGTTTTGCAGGATGTCGGAGACAACCACATCGTGATCATAGGGATCGTAGACGAGGACGCGAGCCAGAACACAGGGACGGTGAAGGCCGCGCGGCGCGTGCCGAAGATGGACTACATCACGGAGAGCGGGAACCGGCTCTGGGGCTGCCGGTACGGCGTGTCGGACGGAAAGACGGTGAACGAGCTGTACTGCTGCAAGCTGGGCGACTTTAAGAACTGGGAGTGCTATCAGGGCGTGGCAACAGATTCCTGGCGCGCAAGCTGCGGCTCGGACGGGCGCTTTACGGGCGCGGCCACGCTGGCGGACAGCCCGATCTTTTTTAAGGAAGACTGCTTCCACCGCGTTTACCCGAGCGCGCAGGGCGCGCACCGCGTCGTGGAGCAGAAGGCTCGCGGCGTTCAGCGCGGCAGCGAGCGAAGCCTCACGGTGATCGCGGACAGGCTCTATTACAAGGCGCGAGACGGCGTGTGCGTTTACGACGGCTCACTCCCCTATCTGATCTCCGATGCCTTCGGGACGGAGCTGTACCGCGGGGCTGCCGCAGGCGGCGCGCGCGGGAAGTATTACATCTCGATGCAAAATGCGCAGGACGTATGGGAGCTATTTGTCTACGACACGCTCAAGGGACTGTGGCACCGGGAGGATGTGCTGCATATCACGCAGTTCGCGGCGCTGGACGACGAGCTTTACATGCTGCGAGACGATGGGACGCTCATGACGGCATACGGAAGCGGCGGAACGCTTGAGGACGCCGTGACATGGAGCGCGACGAGCGGGATCATGACCTGCGGTCTGACGGGGAAAAAGTACATTTCGCGGCTGAATCTCCGGATGCAGCTTCCGGTCGGAAGCCGCTGCGACTTCTGGATCGAGTACGACTCCGGCGGGCAGTGGGTGCACGCCGGGCACATGGAGGGCTGGGGAATCCGGACGTTCCTGCTTCCGATCCGGCCGCAGAGATGCGATCATCTGCGGTTCCGGATGACGGGGACGGGGCCGGTAAAGCTGTTCAGCCTCAGCCGCATCCTGGAAAGCGGCAGCGACGCATAAGGAGGGAAAGATGGAAAAAGACACGGGCATGACGCACATCACGGATGTGCTCGGCGCCGACGGAGCGGGCGAGGCCATGCAGCCTGTCGGCGTGGCACAGATCCGCACGGCGATGGAGACGCTCGAACAGTACAAGGCGAAGAAGGACGCGCTGGAGCAGCGCGTGATCGCATCGGAGCAGTGGTGGAAGATGCAGCACTGGCAGAGAATGGACCCGAGTGGGAATCCATACGACCCGCAGTGGCGGTCGGCATGGCTGTTCAACGTGATCATGGGAAAGCACGCCGACGCGGTCGCGGCCTTCCCGGAGCCTGCGATCCGGCCGAGAGAGCCGGACGACCGCGCGGAGGCCGGCATGCTGACATCCATTGTGCCGGTGATCCTCGAACAGAACGACTTCGAGGAGGTGTACTCCGATTCGTGCTGGACAAAGATGAAGCAGGGCACGCTGATCTGGGGCGTATTCTGGGATGCCGGGAAGCTGAACGGGCTGGGTGACGTCTCCGTAAAGGAGATCGACATCCTGAATCTGTTCTGGGAGCCCGGCGTGACGGACATCCAAAAGAGCCGGAATCTGTTTTACACAGAGCTGGTAGACAACGACATCATCCGTCAGCGATACCCGCAGGTCGGAGACAGTCTGCGGGGCGGAAGCAGCGTGATCGCGAAGTACAAGACGGACGATCAGGTGGACACGTCGAATAAGTCGCTCGTGGTGGACTGGTACTACAAGAAGATCGTAAACGGGAAAAGCGTGCTGCACTTCTGCAAGTTCGTGGGTGAGACGGTGCTGTCGGCGACGGAGAACGACCCGAACATGCAGGCAGGGCTTTACGACGACGGAGACTATCCCTTTGTGATCGATGCGCTGTTCCCGGTGAAGGGATCGGTTGCCGGATACGGCTACATCGACATCGGAAAAAGCGCACAGGCGCAGATCGACCTGCTCAATCAGGCGATCATAAAAAACTCGGTGATGGCGTCCACGCCGCGCTGGTTCGTGCGGAACGACGGCAGTATCAACGAGAAGGAATACGCAGACTGGCGGAAGCCTTTTGTCCACACGGACGGAAATCTCGGGCAGGACTCCGTGCTGCCGATCACGATCACGCCGCTTTCGGGGAACTACATCAACGTCATCCAGAACAAGATCGAGGAGCTCAAGTGGACGACCGGCAACACGGACGTGAACAACGGCTCGGTATCCTCCGGTGTGACGGCGGCCAGCGCGATTGCCGCCTTGCAGGAGGCGTCCGGGCGGAGCTCCAAGGACGCGACGCGCTCGGCGTACCGCGCATACGCGCGGCTCATCCGCATGGTGATCGAGCGCATCCGGCAGTTTTACGATCTGCCGCGCAAGTTCCGCATCCGCGGGCAGCTCGGGACGGAGGAATACGTTACGTACTCCAACCAGAATCTCAAGCAGCAGGAAATGCTCGGGCTCGGCGGCGACGCCGTGTGGCGCAAGCCGGTTTTCGACATTGAGGTCTCGGCGCAGAAGTCCTCGGAGTACACGAGGCTCAGCCAGAACGAGCTGGCGCTACAGTTCTATCAGCTCGGATTCTTCGATCTGGCGCGGACGGATCAGGCGCTGGCGACGCTCGACATGATGGACTTTGACGGCAAGGACGAGATCAGCCAGAAGATCGCGCAGAACGGGACGCTCCAGCAGGAGCTGGCAAAGTGGCAGGAGATGGCGCTGGAGCTCGCGGAGCGGTACGACCCGGCCATGGCGGACGGGCTGGCACAGAAGATCATGGGAGCGGGCGGCGCGGCGCAGCCGGTGGCAGGAGGAAGCGCGGCAGTGGGAATGCCGAACGCAGAGGCTGAGGCAAAGATCGTGACGAACGCGCGCGAGCAGGCACAAAAGAGCACGCAGCCGGAGTAGCCGGCGAGAAAACGTATCGACCGCGCAAAGCGCGACGAGATAAATTCACGGGATCGCCCACCGACGGGCAGAAAGGAGCGCTATGCTTCACAGATTTACATTCCAGTTTTTCGCCGCCGATGATGGCGGCACGGGCAGTATTGCGGCACCCGCCCAGC